TAAGAAAGAGGGTTACTATCCTGATGGGTCTGTGAAGAATAGCTACTTCGCTAACCTTTGGGAGGTCTACGGATTAGGGAATATCGGTTCTTTGATGGGTGTTGTCTTCCAGTTTCAAACGGTTGATGAACTACCTACTTCTTGGAAGTGGAAAGCGTACGGAGTTGATTGGGGTTACACGAACGACCCTTCTGCGGTTGTGGAGTGCTTAGAGTATAACGGGGCTTATTATCTTAACGAGATACTATACGAGAAAGGATTGACCAACGCTGATATCGCGGTCCGAATAGCGGACCTCAAAGGACAAGAGATAATAGCAGACAGTGCAGAGCCTAAGAGTATCGAAGAACTACGGAGGCGAGGGTTTAGGATAAGAGCTTGCCAAAAGGGGCGGGATAGTATCAGAAACGGTATTGATAAGATGCAGCAAAAGCCTATATTTGTAACGAATAATTCAGTAAATTTAATCAAGGAGTTTCGGGGTTATGTTTGGGAGACTGATAAAACAGGCCAAGCAACTGGAAACCCTATTGATAATTTTAACCACTTGATAGACGCGGCTCGTTATACCATATCAGAAAAGGAAAGAGCAAGGTCTGGACAATACGCAATAAGATGAGGCTTATTCTCGGAGACTGTATCGAAGTGATGAAGGACATCGAAAGCGGTTCAATAGATGCTATTATAACAGACCCACCATACGGAACAACTGCTTGTAAATGGGATAGTGTAATTGATTTTAAATTGATGTGGGAGCAGTTGAATAGAATAATTAAACCTAATGGAGCAATAGTGTTATTTGGTTCTGAGCCTTTTAGTAGTGCTTTGAGAATGAGTAATATTAAAAATTATAAATATGATTGGGTATGGGAAAAAAACCAAGCAGGTAATATATCAGCATCAAAAACTCAACCCATGAAATATCACGAAGTTATAAGCGTATTTTATTCTAAAAAAACCACTTTTAATAAGCAAATGATAGAAAGAAGTGAGGGAGGAAAAAACAGGGTCAAACAAGCTATTGATAATAATATAGAATGGAAACCAACCTTTAAAGAATTAAACGGTGTCGAAAGATTAGATAAAAAGTATAAAAGTGATAAATATAGTATTGAATTAAAAAACCCATCTTCAATAATTTACCATAAAAAAGATAGTTATGGAAAAAACCATTATCACCCTACCCAAAAACCCATATCATTAATGGAGTATTTAATAAAAACATACACTAATGATTTAGATTTTGTTTTAGACTTCACTATGGGTTCTGGTAGCACAATGGTCGCTTGTAGAAATTTAAATAGACACGGAATAGGAATAGAGAAAGAAGAAAAGTATTTTAACATAGCACAAGAGAGGGTTAATAAACGAGATTTATTCAGTTCATGAAACTAGGCTACGTATCAAACGGTCTAACGGGTGTAGACTATCATAGATTGATTAAACCCTTTTCTCTAATCGAGGGAGACATAACAAGGCTTGAGGGTATCAACTCCGAAGTGTTCGATTATAACTTTGACGTTATAGTGTTCTCCAGGATATTACCGATACGGAAACAAAAGGAATTTATCAGAGAACTCCAATCAAGAGGAACTTACGTTATCTGTGATATAGATGACCATTGGATATTGAACAAGAGCCACGTAATCAAAGGAGTAGGAGACGCTTTCAGAAACTACGCAGTAGAGGCTTTGATGTACTCGGATGAGGTATGGGTAACCCACAAGCTACTAGGGAAAGAGGTAGAACGGTTAAACGCTAATTGGTATGTTATCCCAAACGCATTAGACCCAACAGAGGAACAATGGCAACCAAAGACAGAATACAGCAATCGGATAGGATGGGCGGGAGGTGTTACCCACTTCAATGATTTAATGCTAACGGATGGCTGTTATTCGCGTCCTCCTGTTATCTGTGGCTATCAAAAGAACTCAGAATGGAAACGGTTAGCTGATAACTTCCAGGCTAACTACGTGGAAGCTATGGACGTCTTTAACTACGGTCAATTGTACGACCAGTTTGATATTGCAATAGCCCCTTTAGTACCTAACAAGTTCAATACAATGAAAAGCAACTTGAAGATAATAGAGGCGGGTTTAAAAGGTTTACCTATATTTGTCCAAGACATACATCCATACACAGATGACGCTAAAGGAATTTTTAAAGTTAACGAGTGGGCTGACGCCATTAAGAAAGCGGAGGCTTTGGAGCTGGAGGAAATACCCGAACTTGGTAAAGAACTACGTAGCTATGTACTCAAAAACTACGACCTCAGAGAAGTAAACAAACTAAGAGAGAAACGGTTATGAAAGCTAACGAGTTAAGAATAGGGAATTGGGTTGAGTGTAAGTATTCAGATGGCTCAGGGGTTTGTTTTGAGCATGAAATAATGATAGGTGATTTTGAGGACTTATCTAACGGTCAATCATTAGAGAGTGATTTTCAACCAATCCCACTAATAGAGGAATGGTTAGAGCGTTTCGGGTTTGAGAATGATGGGCCGAGTTGGAGTAGCCACGATTTATTTAGCATCCAAAAAACGGAGAAAGGTTGGTTTGCTTTTGTTTATTCCAGACATAGCACTATTGATATATCAAGCTATTTTCACAATGTCCATCAACTCCAAAACCTTTACTTCGCACTAACGAATACTGAGCTAAATGACCAGACAACAGAAGATTGACAAGGTTAAAGACCTAAACGATAGGATAGAAGTACTACATGATAAGTCTATTCATGCAGTAACCGAAGTCTCTAAAGTGGTCTATAAGGATAAAATGATACTTTTGCAATGGGAAAGAGATGCACTATTAAATACTCCGGTAGATGAATTGTGATGCTAACAAGTTTGTTAGGTTTGGTTTCATTGATAATGATGCGTTTGACTGTATAGACTTCCGTATGATAGATGGAACTCCCACATACTTAATAGATGGTGTAGGCTCAGACTTCTTATTTATTGACAGTTTACGCAAGAAGGAAGGGAGGGCTTTGGGCTTTATACCTAAAGCGGTTTATGAAAGCATATTAGAAAAGAGGAGAGTAGCAAATAGAGATAGGTGGAAGTATTCTAAAATTGTGATAACAAAGGATAACGGAGAGGAAACGGGATTTTGTTACTTTACTTTTGCGGGTCAAGACGTTCACATTCAGCAAATAGTAATAAGGCAAGACGCTAGAAGATGGCATAGGGCTTTAATGATGTTAGACCATGTAGAGGACATCGCTAAGAAATACGGCAAAACATCAATTACCGCAAGAGTAGCAGTAGACTTAGAAAGTAATCTATTTTGGAGTGGGTGCGGATATAATATAACAGCCACAACTACAAGTACTTGGCTGAACCAGAAAGAAAGCAAATCAAAAAGACCACTTCACTATTATGTTAAATACATAAACTCACTATTCAATGAAGATTAACATACCTAACGATTGGCAAGGGGTTACCCTTAGAGAGTTCCAAGCTATTACTCAGCTATTCAAAGAAGCTGATACCTCCAATGATGTTAAAACCTATGAGCTAGAATGTGCTTTGATTTCTACTCTAAGCGGAGAGGACATGGACGAGATTATGAGCCTTACTAGGTCTAGTCATAATCACATTATGAATCAACTAGACTTTCTTAGTTCTCCGGTAGATGCTAAGATACGGACCAGAGCAAAGGTAAACGGACGGAGGTACTACTTTGAAAAGAACGCTCGAAAGATTACAGGCGGGCAATGGGTTACAATCATGCACTTCCTGGAAGACGAGGAAAAGGTAGACGCAAACCTCCACAACTTGTTAGCGTGTTTCGCTTATCCTATCAAGTGGTTTCGAGCTAAGTATGTTCCAGAAGCTCACAACCAAATCGCGGAAGATATGCTAGACCTTCCGGTAACATTCGTCAAGCCTCTAACTGATTTTTTTTTGTCGGATTATCAGAGGTACGTAATGCGTTCACTGGCTTATTTGGAGATGTCAGCGAGGGGTCTGAAACGCAAAGCGGAAAAAGAGTTAGCACGTTCCTCTCACGTTACGGATGGCTCTACACAGTCTACGGACTTACAAACGGAAGATATGACCTTAGACCGTACTACTTGAATTTAAACCTGATAGAGTTCCTTAACTTGTTAGCAGAAAGGAAAGCTACCGTAGCATACGAGAAACAACTAAATAAAAAGAGATGAGCAAACGAGATAGATTAGAAAC